TACTGTACCGCTATAGTTGAAGTCTCCTTCCGGACAATCAGTCTGACCCCAACAACCAAGGACTGACAATAAGTCTGTAAGACCAACCACATAGTCACCGTTCACATCGCAGAAACAAATAGGAAGCCCACCAAATAAACCACCTCGGTTATAAGAAAGCATATTATGCATGCGCTCTATCTGACCGGGGGTGAAGTGATGTCGGCATGAGTCAGGGTAGTAGTCCATATGATTGTCAGCCGTATAGTTATACAAAGCTTCCGGACACATAGGTGGGTCGCAGCTCCACTGTACTTTAGTGGGAGGGGTGTCGCAGACAAAGTCACCATACGCATGACATGGTATACCATTGCTGTCACCGCAGTTGCCTACCGATTGGAACACATGGTGTAACCCGCAGTAGTGACCCATCTCATGAGTCAATACCTTGTTCTCATTATTGCGCGGGTGAGTACTCCCTAATCCGAATATGTCAGACCGTAGCCATATACCGTCTCGACTATTGTTCTCCGATACAGTAACATAAGACCAACCCAATATGCTGCTGCACATCTTTGGTATCACATAGATATTACAATAGTGGTCAGGGTCGTAGTCGGGGACGTATTGGTCTACAGCTAGTATAGCATTTTGAGTGCCATAAGTAGGGAAGCACCAACTACCCCCTGACTCGTAAGAAGGGTACCAAGCGTACTCCTCTAAATCTTGATAACCGATATACTCAAGGCTAACCGATATCATAGCCTCAGACATATCATCGTTCAAGTCCGCAATAGCCTGCTCAACATACTCCTCACTGAACCACCCACCCAAGCTGTCAGAGTAACATATGTGAACTACCACAGGTATCTCTTTCCATTCAGGTTCAGAAAAGAAAACAGGTGATCTTTTAGAAAGTATTAATGTTCCTTTTTCTTTTGAGCCTCATTACATTGAATATACTTGGTTAGAATATAAAAAATATCTTCCAGATTTTCTTTTACCTAATGGTATCTTATTAGAAGTAAAAGGAAGATTTAAACTAGAAGACAGAAAGAAACACCTTTTCATTCGTAAACATCATCCAGATATAGATATTCGATTTGTCTTTGATAACCCTAATGGCAAACTAAACAAAGGAGCTAAGTCGTCTTATGCAGATTGGTGTATTAAAAATGATTTTCTGTTCTGTAAGAACTCAGACCATCAAATAATTGAAGAATGGGCTAATGAAAAACCAAAAGGAAAATCATCAGGAAGAAACATTTCTGATAAACGTAGAACATCTTCTAGAAACTCAGAACAAAGAAAATCCAGAAAGAGTTCTGTTCCTAAGCGTAGTCCTACAGGCACTCCTAGACGCAACAAAGCCAGAAACAAGTAGAGAACCTGAAGAAGAGAAACTAGCTAGACGATCTGCTCAAGCGTGGTTCTTTGCTTCTATTGGTGTTACTTCAGAAGACTTTGTAGACATCTGTGACTTAGCAGGAATATCTCCTGTTGATATGAGAAATTTTGCATTTAAAATATTGCGTTCTAAAGAGATTAAGTATATACGTAAACGAATTAACACGGTATTGAACTATGAGTAAAACTTGGGATAATATTTATATGTATGGCTCTATAGATAGAGATAAAGAACTTATTAATAAAATGCGAGAAGCTCGTAAAGGAATAACTACTGTGAAAGATTACAAATTTAAAGAAGATAAGTATCTCAATGAGTTATCTAAGTATATTATATCCACCTATAATGAACACTACAGTCAGTCTAAATACCAAGCAACAGATACTATAACAGACGCAGGTTATGGTGAAGGTTTTTGCATGGGTAACATCCAAAAGTATTGGAAACGGTACGGAAAGAAGGAGGGAAAGAACCGTAAAGACTTGCTGAAGATACTGCATTATGCTATCATTATGCTTCACGTTCACGATCAAAATCAGGGAGAATAAGTGTGCAAACACCTAGCTTAAACATTACTATGCTACCAGAGAGAGACGGGCTGTTTGACGAGTTAGGTATAGCAAGGCTTAAAGAATCATACATGATGGACCATGAGCTTTCTCCGCAGGAAAGACTAGCTTATGTCTCTAAGTCATTCTCTTCTAATCCTGAACATGCTCAACGTCTTTATGACTATGCATCTAAACATTGGCTATCCTACTCTACACCAATCTTATCCTATGGTAAGTCTTCTCGCGGACTTCCTATTTCTTGTTACTTAAATTATATACATGACAGTGCAGAAGGATTAGTAGATAATCTTTCTGAAACTAATTGGCTGTCTATGTTAGGTGGTGGAGTTGGTATAGGCTTTGGCATACGGTCATCAGATGATAAGTCTACTGGTGTTATGCCTCACCTTAAAATGTATGACGCTTCTTCTCTTGCGTATCGACAGGGTAAGACACGTAGAGGTTCTTATGCAGCATACCTCGACATAGATCATCCAGACATTCTGGTCTTTCTTGAAATGCGTAAGCCTACTGGTGATCAGAATACTCGTTGTTTAAATATGCATCACGGCATTAACATCAGCGATGAATTTATGTCACTCATAGAAACGTGCATGACAGATGATAATGCTGATGATAGTTGGGAGTTACGTGATCCTCATTCAAAGAAAGTATATGATGTAGTATCAGCTAAAGAACTATGGCAACGTATTCTTGAGATGCGTATGCAGACAGGTGAACCATATCTACACTTCATTGATCGTTCTAATGAACAACTACCAGTATGGCTAAAGCAGAAAGGTCTGAAGGTACATCAGTCTAATCTTTGCTCTGAGATCATTCTACCTACATCAGCAGATCGTACAGCAGTATGTTGTTTATCTTCTGTAAACCTTGAGTATTTTGATCAGTGGTCTAAGGACAAGCAGTTTCTTTCTGATGTATTGGAGATGTTAGATAATGTTCTACAGACTTTTATTGATAATGCTCCTGATACCATCAGCCGTGCTAAGTACTCAGCCATGCGAGAAAGATCGGTTGGTGTTGGAGCATTGGGTTTTCATGCCTATCTGCAAAGCAAAGGTGTGCCATTTGAGTCAGCCATTGCAAAGTCACTCAACATGCGTATGTTCAAGCACATCAGAACAGAGCTTGATGCAGCCAATAGAAATTTGGGAGAAGAAAGAGGCGAAGCACCTGATGCATACGGAACAGGACTACGTTGTAGTCACGTTATGGCAATCGCACCAAATGCTTCTTCTTCAATCATTATGGGAAACACCTCCCCTTCAATCGAACCTTGGAGAGCTAACGCCTACCGTCAAGATACGATTAGTGGTGCTTTTCTAAACAAGAATAAGTTCTTAGACAAGCTTATCAAGGAAAAATGCAATGAAGATACTAAACTCAACTACGATAAAATCTGGTCTTCTGTTATTGCCAATGATGGTTCTGTACAGCATCTTCGTTGTCTTACGGATATTGAGAAAGAAGTTTTCAAAACCTCAATGGAAATCGACCAACGGTGGGTGATTGAACATGCAGCAGATCGTCAACAGTATATTGATCAAGCACAGTCACTTAACATCTTCTTTCGTCCTGACGTTGACATCAGCTACCTACATGCTGTACACTTCATGGCTTGGAAGAAAGGACTGAAGACTATGTACTATTGCCGCTCAGAAAAGATTGGTAAAGCTGATCGTGTCTCTCGTAAGATTGAGAGGCAGATCATTCAAGAGATTGATATGGAGGCACTAGCCTCTGGTGAAGAATGTCTAGCTTGTGAGGGTTAAATGACTAATAAACTTAAACTACAAGACGAACGTAACTACTTCAAACCTTTCCATTATCCTTGGGCTTATGATGCATGGCTGAAGCATGAGCAGTCTCATTGGTTACATACAGAAGTTCCAATGTTGGAAGATGTAAAAGATTGGAAGACTAATCTATCTACAGAAGAAAAGTACTTTCTTACTAATATCTTTCGTTTCTTCACTCAGTCAGATATTGATGTAGCTGGTGGTTATGTAAACAAGTATCTTCCACTATTTCCTCAACCAGAAGTACGAATGATGCTTACGAGCTTTGCTGCTCGTGAAGCACTCCACGTAGCTGCTTACTCACACCTTATTGAGTCTCTAGGTATGCCTGATACTACATACAATGAGTTCTTAGAGTATGAGGCAATGCAGAATAAGCATGAGTACTTCCATGACAAACTCTCTGGTGATGCTTCAGTACCTCTAAAGATCGCAGCTATCTCTGCATTTACTGAGGGTCTTGCACTATTCTCCTCCTTCATTATGTTGTTAAACTTTCCCCGTCATGGTAAAATGAAGGGTATGGGACAGATCGTTACGTGGTCTATCGTAGATGAAACACAACACGCTGAAGGTATGATCCAGTTGTTTCGTGCATATGTTGAAGAGAACCGTGACATATGGAATGACAAAACAAAAGGAGAGATATACTCTACAGCGACTGACATGGTAGAGTTAGAAGATAAGTTTGTAGACCTTGCTTTTAAGATGGGTAAGGTTGAGGGGCTAAGAGATTATGAAGTAAAGGAATACATTAGATACATTGCAGATCGTCGTCTTATCTCTATGGGTCTAAAAGGAATTTACAAAGTAAAAAATAATCCCCTACCTTGGGTAGAGACTATGATTAACGCACCTACGCACACTAACTTCTTTGAAAATAGAGCTACTGATTACGCTAAAGGTGCTTTACAAGGTAACTGGTCAGACGTTTGGAAAAAAAGTGCATAAAATAATAGGGAGAGTATC